TGTCGGGCAGGCCGCTAACCAGGTTACCTATATCAAAACCCATACTCTATTTTTCCAAGATATAAACAGTCGTATCGCCAAATGAAACGGACCTAAGCACCCGCTTGCCGTCGTGCATGCTTTGTTCACTCTCGAATATCGAATCTAAATCAAAACCATATGGCCTTAAAAGACAGCAGGTAGAAATATCAACAAGTGATTTGAGATACCTGGGCAGCTTGCTCAGCAAAATCTCCCGCAGTTTTGCATCCGGATCGTAGCCGTACAGGACATCTGCTATCAGCATCGGGCCACGAATTTCGTCAAGCAAATCCAGGTTTAATCGCTTTGAGAATGGGTATCCGTATTTTGGATATCGCTTGGCGAGTACGCTCCGGACGTACCATTCTCCACCATCGTCGGAGCCGATGAATTTTTTGCCTGTTCAGCGACACCCCGGACCATTTGCACCAAGCTGACATAGGCCGTACTTAAAGTGTTGATAATCACCGGATCACGGCGCATGAGCTCTGCGAAATTCGCCTGATCTTCAGAGGATTGGAGAAACTTTTTACCGTCTTTCGTATACAGGCAATCCGGAATCATGTTGAACAGCAATCCATAACCCATAAATTTTGCGACAAAGAGCGTGGCTCGGTCCGTAAACTTGCCCCCGGCCTCGTGCAGCTTCCGGCTGGATTCGTCTAAAGTAGACAAGTATGCCGCCCACTCATCGTCTGGCAGCTCAGATCCAACCAGACCTTTTTCACCTGCTTCCGCCCGGAGCTGCTGCTCCAGCAGAGAGCGTTTCCGCTCAAAATTGTATTCATCGATTCCGCGCAGGACCAGGTCAGTCTCTTCGTCACCGATCTGGACTTTAAGCTCGATCTGCAAACGCTTGTTTTCGACAGCAGCGCGGATCATGTCCTGAACACTTTTGAATTTCATGCTGTACGCTCCTTAACAATGGATAAGCATTTTGTCTTGATTTGATAGTGAATTTCCTTGAACTCCTGAACATTCACAGTCAGGCCCTTGATATCATCAATGTAAGGGCGCAACTGTTCCCGGTCTGGCCATGACAGATTCACATAAACCCGTTTGAAATCGTTCACAAGAGAATAGGCAGGCATGATTCCGGTGAGCAGCGCAAGAGCGGCTGCAACGTAGATGTCAGATGTGCTGTAACCTTTTTCTGTACTCATAGTATCCCTCGATAAAATATAATGGCGGCCCCGCCTTACGACGGGGCCTTTACACGGAAAGGAAAAAGAGAATTATTCAGCTTTCGCGTAGAACACTTCGACTCGTTGATTCAGCGCAGGGGCGCCGGCAGTGCTGGTCAAGGTGGTTGTTGCTAAGGTGTATCCGGCTTTAACAAAATCCGCGACCTCGTCGGTCGAAAGCTTTTCCTTGATATAAATCAGTTTGTCGGCATAGAATGCCTGCCGCTCGCCGATGGCCATGTCAAACAGGCTGGCCGGAGTGCCGGAAAGCGTTTGAGTAGTCCAGGAGCCGTCACCGGCGAACACATCATATGCGCAGATCAAGCCTGCGCGAAGTTTGAAAGGTACGTGCCGGGCATAGAACGGGACCGTCACCCGCTCGACGTTGTTGTCAAGAGGAGGAGCGTATTGATCCGGAACCAGATCGCAAAAGACCTCGGAGCCCAGGTGGGCGAGGGTATTGTCGCGATAATAAACCTCAAGATTCAGGCGCGGCACATCATCGAAAGCATAGGGAAAAGCACCATATCCGGAGGCGCCAAATGTGAACAGATGCGCCTGAGACAACAGGCTGTCCGCGTCTTTCTTGAACATCTCGATGCTCAGGCGATAGGTCGGGTTAAAGCGCAAGGTTCGCTCTCCACCGGCCCACTGTTTGATCTTGATCTCTTTCTCGAATTTGACCGCTTCCGGTTTAATATTCTGAACGCCATAAACATTGATCGGCTGGATATTCGTGGCAGCCGCTGCGCCCTGTATGAATGCCCGCACCAGAATTTTATCCGGGTCAATGTAGACGTCTTTGTTCGGCTTGCCGAGTACAGTCTGCATATCAACCTCCAATTAAAAAAACAAACGATTGCTCAGCCCGATAGATGGACTTTTCGACATCAGAATTAATCCACTTTGGCTTATCGACCGCCGTGATGCATACTTTGTGATCACCAAGGGTTTTCTGAGTTGACGTCTCCAGCCCGATAACAACATCGAACTTTAGTGAATTAATGGCCACGCCGTGCAAAAGGGCGTTGACCTGGCTGCCCATGATTTCCGCTTCGGAATAACTGTCCTTGGCGAGCGAGCCGATGGTCAGGCTCATTACGAAAGCAGGATTGCACCCGCCAAACTGATTGACCGTATTAAACAAAACCGGATCGTATACATATATGATCGGCTTAACTATGGCCGTGATCAATACCCTCGGGAACCCTTCGCAAACATCCCACGAAGACCACGGACTTGTGGTGCATAGTGATCTGAGCAAAGCAGCAAAAAGCGTTTGCGAATCTTTAAGCTCATATCCCGTACGTAATCCGGCCAACTTCTTGAACCCTTTTCTTTATGGCGATGTAAAAAACGTTATAAAGCACTTCCCGGCTGTCCATAGCTGCCTCCCGCATGAACCGCCTTGGCTGCATAATGTAATTCCCTCGCTCGTCTACCGTGCCCTCGTGAACCTTGGCAGCATAGGGCGCTTTGCCAGAATCGATAAACACCTTGCCAAGCACAGAATTGATTCGTAGAATTCTCACGGCCCCATGGAGATGGCCGGTTATTTGAGTGACCGGAAGTTCTCCGGGTGTGGGACTTGGCGTACCGGCCTTATGCCTCAGTCCAGCAAGATTTTCTGTTGCTTTTTCTGACACATAATCCATTCCATAATCGACCATCTCCCGCAAGGCCTGGGCGAGAATCAGCCGTACAAAGAAGCTTTTTTTCTCCCACCCAGTAGTATCGACCGTTGCATCAAATTCCGTTTTCACGCCACCCTCTTTAATCCAGCTGCCTGAAAAAGTGTTTCTCTTCCGAATTTGTATGGAGCGATGTTTGTTACCCTGTAGTCGATACTGTCAAATGTTGCTTTGTCGCTAAACTCCGAAAGAACTGTCAAATCAAAAAATGTGACGCCGCTTGTTTGAACGGTACCGATAAGCACCATATCACAATCTTTCATTCTACCGATAACTTCTTGTACCCATCCGTTGATATCCATCTTGATATTGGCATAAGCAATAGATACAGGATAGATTATCGCCCTGATTGCCAGTGTCGTGGTGCTGGTGTTGATCACTCCGGACCCGCCACAGTTTGGCGTGGCCGGGGCCGGATGCAACCTGTGATACTCAGCCGAATACTCGGGCCTGGCCGGATCGATGAATGTCATGCATGGGCAGGCGGTTCCGACAACTTTCGTTACGGAACCATCCATGCCCAAGCGATAGATTGCCGACAAGAACTGATTACCAAGCACTCGATACCTCGTTATAATTTCCGGTATCAACGGCAGAAGCAAAAGATACCTTAATACCGAGAACCCGAAGCTTTTCAGCGATCTCTTTATCGAGTGCTTTGATGACACGATCTTTATCCGCCTGGCCGGCAGGAGTCAAGGAAACTGGGCCACCCTCAACACCTGGAGCAGGGGCCGAAGTTAAAGCCTTTTTTGCCACGTAACATATCATGGCCACTCTGGCTGCGGTGAGGGCTGTCCCTGTCAGCGTGTCCGGAGAGTAGCCCAGTTTTACAGTCAACCATGCTTCGGCGTCCGGAATAAATGCAATACTGTTTAGCATTGCGTCCGGAAAATCGATAGCATTCGCGCCCAGCCGATAACGAACATCGTCACAATTAATTAACGGCATTACGGTTTGCCTTTTTTATAATTCATTCCGACAAAAATCAAAACGCCGTCAAAAATAAGCTTCTGCCAAAATTTGTTATTGGGCACCTCAAAGACCTTGTTGGGATTGGCCTTAAATTCAGCGGCGGAGACATCTATGTTGAAACCATCCATGTCTCCCCGCTTCAGAGGCCCGGTAACTTTAACCTGTATCATGTATCGACCTTTCAGGTTTGTGTTTTATTAGGAGTGCGTAATATCCAGCGCACCGATGCCTTTTTGATCGTTGATTTTGACAACGCCGTACAGCGTCATGGTGGTCATGACCTGCTGCCGAGCAATGATCCGGTCAGTTTCGGTCATCACGCCTGAATCGTTGGTGATGTAGGCAGCCGTGCGCATACGATCACAGCCCAAAAGCAGATCATCGTCATACGCTGTAGAATCCCAATCGATACCGGTAGGCATCGGGATTCCGGTTTGAGCCCACTGGGTCAGCGGGTTGGTCATGGACGACATGACATCCCATACCTTGTGCATCATGGCCTTTTTGCCAACGTACACGTCAAGCTGGTACGGCCGGTCCAGAACTGACGAAAACTTGATGAGGTCAAGCTTTGCGATACTGCCCGACGTGGTAGTCGATGCAGTATAGTTGGCATGCAGACCGTTGTTGTTGCCGTCGCCATTTTTAAGGGTGTAGATGGCGTCGTTGGACTGGTCTGCGCCGATCTTGTCGCCAATGCGTTGCAGCATCACACCGTAATAATTCAGCGTGGCATACTGCAGCTGCTCATAGTTGAACAGCAAGCCGCGCGCGAATTTACGGACGTACAGATCCTCGCCCTGGATTTTGATTTCCACGGTGGGGATATTGACACCGGGGCCGATTTGTCGCAGCTGGAGGTCGTCATCGACATCCTTCATGTACATGGACTTGAAATCGAAACCTTGAATCATGATGCGTTCAGCGATCAGCTTATCGATGATGCTGGTGCGCATGGCGCCTGCATAAACGCGGTTCATGACAAATTCCGGGAAAAGAACGCCGATGCCGGCTTGGAAAAACTTGCCAACAGTATCGGTATAGGAGCCGAACGCCTTAACACCGGCCGCATCGCAGAACAACTCGAACGCAGCCTTGGGCACTGGTTGCCCTTGCGCGTGCATCTGGGCCTTGTACGCCAGGCGGTCGGAATTCGAGATGCCATAGAATGGCGTCGGGTCGAGGCCCTTCTCTACCACGTACTTCTCCAAAAACATCGAAAACGGAAGACCGGCGTCGGTGGCCTGTTTGTACATCCCGCTTTCGAGGCCCTTGATCATCGGACGCACTTTTTCAACAACGTCTTTGTAATTCATGATTACCTCATAGATTTTAGATTGCCGCTGACGTCTTGATCCGATTAAAAAAGGACGTCACATTTGGTAGTGCTGGTATTGATGCTGACCACTCCGCCGTCGCCATAGGTGTTATCGGCTTTCACGGTTCGAGCAGCGTACGAATCCGCATGAGCCACAACCTTGTCTTGCAGGGCCACGGAGCCGGAATACAGCAGGGTCATGTAAGCTGTGATCTGTTTTCTATTGCCGTCCTTGTCGGTAAAATGATAGGCCCGGACGGTGAGCAGGTAGGTGTAATAGGCGTCTTGCATCAGATCTTCGATGAAACCGTCAACCGGATCATCTGTTTCGCATTGCGAGACTTCGAGATTGTTGCTAAAGGTGAACTTTACCGGAATGCCATAAACCGGCGTCTTGGCCGCTTTCATGGCAGCCAAAGTCACCAAGAACGCGGTGGAGGGCACGCAGGTAATCGGCACGCCACCAGCAAAATTTGAACCACCACCAAGAACTTGCATCTTGTGCTCCTTTGCAAAAAATGAACTGAACGAATTGATTACTTGTGCACGATCATAAAACTTCCGACATAAAACAGCCGGTTAATAGCCGATGCCACTGGGCACAGGAACCGACTTTACTGCGTCGCCGTGTTCGACATCTTCTTTGGGCGGTACGAAGCCGGCCGGATCGGTGATCAGGCTTGCTTGTGGATTGCGTTCCGACCAGAGCTTTTGATAGGTCGTTTTCCAGACTTCGAGCTGGTCAAGAGACATGGCATCCAGCTCTTTTTTCTTTGCATCGACACCATCGATGGCGATCATCTTGCAGCCACAGCCCAATTTGATCACCTCTTCCACCAGGGATTTGCGATGAGTTTCAGCCAGCACCTTCAAAGCGTCCAGCTTGGTCTTTGCCATGGCGATATCGACATCGCCTTCGCCAAAAAGAGCTTTGAACGATTTCAAATTATCAGCGGCCACCTGGCCGGCAGCAACGGCGTCGGCAACCTTGGATTCGATCAAATCGATTGCCGCTTTCACTGACTGCTCGTTTTCGGGATCGACAGTCAGGCTCAGGTTGAGACTTTTTACCGTGATTTGCATAAATGACTTACCTCCAGAATTAAATGAGAATTGTTTGCGTCTTGCGGCCTGAGCGCCAGGCTGATCACCGAGAAACACGAACGAACCCTCTACGGCTTCGCCCTCTTCATCAGCGGTATTCTGGTACTCTTTCCACAGGAACAGTCCGGATTTCTCGCGCACCTCTACAAGCGCTGGCATTTTAAAGCCGATGGACATCCACTTTCTCAATCCGGCATCGATTTCCTTTGTGGCGGGGTTAACGGCCAGCGTGTAAAACTTGGGCCGCAAAAAGAACAAACCACCATCCCGCTCGATGACCTGGTCGAGGCGTTTTAAAAAATTCTTGTTCGGGACATAGCCGATATGGTCGACGACTGACTTCTTATCCGATTGCTCCAGTGATGCGTCGAACCAAATGGCTTGTCCAGGGCCGCCCCACACATGCCCGTCAAACAAGACCGACTTGCCAACAATCGTTTTAGCGAACGTGTCCAGCGTGGCCTTGGGAAACCGTTCCTTTGACCGATCCGGGAAATTGTGCGCCAGACGCGAATCGTAAACTCTAATATCTTCCCGTGCGAATGATTCCGGGACCAGCATTTGCTTTTGAATTAAATCCCATTCGGCGTCTGAAATCGTCAGAGCTTTTGGGACAGCCTGAATTTCCTTAGTTCCTACAATCATCGATTTACCTCAAAAAAAAGCCCGATCGATCATAAAGATCGAACGGGCTTGCTGGAAGCGCTGAATATTTTATTGGTCAGGTACGCGGCACATCCGCACACCATCTAAAAATTGAATTGCATGAATGACCGTGAAGCGTAGCCGCTTTGTTTCTTTACACTGCCGGCATGTCCTCCGAATCACTCCGGTCACCGGTGGCTCTATCTCCAGAAGGGTCTTTCCGCAATCCTGACATATCACCTTTTTTATCTGAACCTCTCCCATTCCATAGCCCTTTTTTTACCTCATGGCCATCAGCGCCAAAAACTTTCTCCACGGGTGCTGCCTCTGTCTTTGTCGGAGGATTAGAGCCGACCTTCTGCACACTGCAAACAGGGCAGACCGGTTTATCACCCGGGGCATAACAGAGTTCAAGACCGCATGAGCAAATTATAATAGGCAAGAGAACCTCCAACAAAAATTGAATAGCGCAATGCTGCAAATGTAGCAAATTGAATGCCGTTATTTGACTACTAACCCGATTCCCTGGTAGCTAAAGATATCAATTTTAACTTTTCCAGGGATGTCGTTGAACACTCTGCCAACGTCAGGGATTGAGTGCGTGTCATGCAGGGCGATGATGCCGCCATCCCGGACAAGCGGTGAATACAGCTGATAGTCGGCCATTTCTCCGGCATAGCTGTGATCGCCGTCGATGAAAAGGAGGTCGATTTTTTCACCGTTGAGCTCTTCTATAAGCTGCTGCATTGTCCATGGAGCCGTGCTCTCTCCTTGAATTTTGTGGCATTTAAGGCCATCTGCAAGCCAGTAGTCAAAGCAGCGGTCAATACAAACTAATTTTCGCGGATAGAAAAAACCGGCCATGATGCTTGCGTTTCCACCGTGAAAGCTGCCGATTTCAACAATAACACCCTGGTCATGCATATGTTCAGCAGCAAGCAGTAAAAAATTTTCCAACTCATGAGGGCTTTGATAGGTTCGCACAAAATAAGGAGGACGGCCCAATTCCTTCAACTCTCGCGCCTGATTCTCCAGCACCGACTTTGCGCTGTTTGGGCGGTAGTCGTGGTCGCACTCATGCCATATGGTAAATTGTTCCCCTGTCATGCTGTTTAATCGCCCACCATTTACATGCTGAATTTTTTGGCACTCCGGGCAAAATCTCCAATCAACTCCGAACTGTTTCATATTTCATCCTTTCTATTTTGGTAAGCAACATTGACGTTTTTAATATGCCAAAGCGTTCGTTTCCGGCGCCGTGTGGGAAAGGCTCATCCTGTTCCAGGCCATATCTTCAAAACTTCCGGACGTAATCAGCGCTCTCATGGCGCAGGCTATTTTTTTAGCTATTGCAATGGGATTGCTATCCTGCTTCATGAGAATTTGCACCTTGCCAGGCGGGGCCTTCGGTTTCCACATGAGCTGTTCATACCCCCAACCAACGACATTGCTGCCGGCAGCAGCGGCGAGGTGCAGCAAGCCGTTGTCCTTGCCGACGGTCAATAGAGAATGATTCAGAACGATGGCGATCTCCGTCAGGCTGAGTTTCTTTCGCATGTCCAGGACATACGGCGGATCCCATACATCGTCAAACCGATCATCGTTACCAATAATGACGACCTGGTCAATAATATTATTTTGCACCAGCGCATCAAAAAAGAGATACAACCGGTTAAGAAAGTGAGGCTCGATGTTTTTGAACGCCACCTTGTTGACATTCCTGGCGCTCAGGGCGATGTATCTCGTTCCCAACATATTCAAATTACTCTGGTTGATCCGCTCTGATTCGAGACTGGTTGATATGCTTGGATAAATACCTTTGTCCTCAAGGACGGTTGCCTCTCGTGCGACATCGAAGTTAATAAGCTGCGACAACTTTGGAGCTTTAACCCGGCAAGTAGACGAACTCCAGAATACTTTTCCGACATTGTAAAGTTTGCAGCACGATACAACAAAATCGCCGTTGTCCCCAATATCCGCATAAGTGAGCTGTTGGCAGCTTTCCAATGGGTACGAACGTCTATAATAATCAAAAACACACTCTTGAACGATTTTATCACCAAGCCCATCAGCCGGACTAAACAGTGTAACCGTTCCCGGCTTTTCCTTTGTTAAATTGTCAGCGATCACCGTATAGCACAGAGGGCACCGCCATGCCCGGCTCTCGTGTAAAATCCGGTCTTCTTCGGCATCAGATATCACCACTTCCTGACCGCATTTTGAGCAATCAAATTTCATCTAACCACCCTCCTTCTCGCATTTTTTCCCGCTCATCTCTGGAATATGGCTTTTCGTATGGGTCTCTTGTGAATTGTCTTTCGATCCTGCCGGCAGCGTTGTATCGCGGGATTCTTGCGCAACAGCAATGCGGATGAGTTGAGGATACCGGCTCCGGACCTTCGCCGCGCCGCCATACACGGCCGTTCAGGTAAGAGCAAACGTCGCAGGCATTGGGCGCCGCCGACCATTGCTCGTACTGAATACCATTTGCATCAGCCATGGCATTGAACGCGGCATTGTTCGCCAGAACGCACTCACTCCGGGCGATCCTGAGCCACCACCAGGCCTCGCCCTCGCCGATAAGGCTATGAAGGGCCATGCCGATATCTATTGGCCAGGTGCCATCCCGTGCAGCCTGGCGCAGAACCGGGATGATCTTATCCAGGTGCTTCCGAGACATTTCGCTTTTGATGCGATTACCGGCCACCCTCAGCATGCCGTTCAAGTAGCGTTCTTCCGGGTCAGGAAAAATTCCGGTAATAATACCGGCGTCCATGTCTTCCGGCATGTACTCTTTTATCAAATCCTCGGTATATTTTGCGCCGATTACATAGGCGCGAAGTGCGTGCATTTCAAGAATCGGGACGTCGTCCGGGCTTACCTCTTTCTTCTTCCCCCAGTCGCCAACAACCGACGCCGTCCACTCATCAAAAATACGGGCTACAGCCTTTTCTTTGCTGCCGGTCAGCTCAAACGATCCTTTGTGAATGCCTTCCCCTACGATGGAGGCCTTACGAACATCGTCTATATCCGGCAGACCCAGAGCTCTGAGCAAATCGGTCTCTGCCTTGGTGACGCGGTCCATCATGCTGACAAAAGTCGCCTTTTGCTCCTTGCGCATCTCCGGCAGCCGGTGCGGCTTTGCAGCCAGGGCCATCTCGGTCAGGGATGGGCTGTGACTCACGCCCTTCAGGTGGTTATGGCCACAAGTGCAAAAATAGGTATCCGCTTCAGCTTCTGGCGGTTTAAGCCCGTATTGGATTGAAACCGTCCGGAGATTACTCATTGATCAACCTTGCCATGGACATAATCTGTCGACGGTTGGCATGTTCATGCGCATTTTTCAGCACCAATTCTTTTCCGGTTTGCTTAATTTCTTTCGCGGTAATGATTCCGCTCGAAACGAAAAATTCAAGAATATTTTCATCACCGATAAATCCGGCGTCTCTGGCCTGAAATAGATTTTGTATTTCCTTCTCAATGGCCTGGGCGGTGGTTAGCCTGGCGCTGGCGGTCGATACCTCATCAGATAAGTTGATTGGGTACCATACATGCTTCCATTTTGCCCCGGCCATGCCGTTCATGATCAACGCCATGTCGGTAATTTCCTCAATGGTTGCGTCAAACATGGTGCGCTCGCTCTCCAGCTGCGCCACCAGCATTTCGATCTGGTCTTTACTCATCCGCTCGGTAGTTGACCAGCTTAAGCCAAATAATGAAGGTGGTATGTCAGAAACAGATATCAGCTGTTCCATCATCATGCGCATGGGCATCTCGACGTCGATTAGCTTAAATTTGGAATCACCTCCAAGCAGCTGCAAAGATATCGAGCCACCTTTTGCATGGCTCATACCAACGTCACCAGATCCACCTGACTTGCGATTGAGCATAACCGCTTTTATCTTGGCAAGATAGATGTCTATGGCTTCATGTACGCTCTCGGTCTCCTCACCTTCACCAGCCCCGTAGATCAATACTAAAGTAGGGTCGCCGAATCTCCATACTACATTATCAATAGACTTGATGATTCGCGATATCACCTCAGCAACGAAAGGACAAGAAGAAAAGATGCTTCTGCCCTGGGGGTGCCCATCGCGCAGATCAAACGCGACGTACTTGATCAGGTCCTGATTTGCCAGCCTTAGCGGCTGAAAATTGGAATCGACCAGCTGACAAAGCTCTAACGTCTTGTCCTCATTTCGTATAAACCGGAATTGCAGCGCCTTTCCAACCTTCAGATGATTAATGCCGTTCATGCCTTGGTTGGGCACAATTTCGCTAACGGAAAATCCATTGCACAGCACCGAATCGAGCACCTGATTTTGATAGTTTCGAAACCCCTTGCCGAATTGCCCGACGCGGATATTCCGGTAGAATTCATCAAGGAATTTTTGAACACCATCATTACCAAGCGCATCATAACGAAAATCCCCAAGCAGCCTGGCCCTCTTTCGGACAATTGCATCAGCCAGAGGTATTGCCTCCCGGATGATGTTATAGATCATTATGTCCGGTTGCAGCGGCAAGTATTTTTGAAAAGTAGATGCAAACGAAGTATCCCACGAATCTCTTGTTTGCACTGTTCCGTGAGACATGCGCGATGCGACCGAAGTTACTATCTGCTTTTGTTTTCGTCGAAATAGATTCATAATCACTCCATTTATCTTTCTGATGACGCTGCGTAGGCGAGCCTTTTCCCCTTCGGCCAGAAGGTGAGAGCAACGGCATCAGCTTTGTCCGGGCTCCGGCCTATTGCTTTTTTTATATCTTCTTTTGGTACGAGCTGCACTTTTCCGCTCGATGTGGGAAACCATGTTATGGCTGTCAATTCCTCGGTAAGTTCATCATCAGGCGGTAAAGCAAGATTCATGCCGAACTGCGGATCTAGCCAATCGCGCACAGCCCAATAACAATATGACCGCATGTTCAAAAACTCGCGCTCACCGGTTTTGTCTTTGATATCGCGCTGCTCAGAAAATTTTGCAGACACCGCTTTTATTCCGAGCTCGTGGCACCTGCTATAAACTCCGGCGCCCTCGCCTATCGTATCGATGAACCTATTTTCGGCGTCAATGCTTTTCATTCTTCCAACCGTTACCATATGATCAGACTTGGCAAATGAATCGAATTTTTCAACGACATTTCCACGCCGGTGCGCAAAAACTGTGTTATCGTTTCCCATGCCGGCAACATCAACACCAAGCAGTAACGGCCCAGAGCCTTTGCCGCCACACTCGCGCCACCGGTTATTTGCAGCTTCAATCCAGCCCAGGGGGATGAGCTGATCATCGGTCTCTTTTGGGAATTCGCCCAGCATTTTCACCCGGCAAATATCAGACGGGCGATACCACTGGCCTTCAAACTTGAAATCTGCAAAGGTTGCACTGTCGACCTGTGGCTCGTCGATCTTTGTCACCCAGCCAGGCTTTTGTAATTTTTCGACTATCCACTCATAATCGATCTGGCCAGGAATGAGGATTTTTTTTGCCCGAACATTTGGAGAGGAAAAAACGGAGAGTTTGAATTTCGAGTATAGCGGTGATCTCGTGGACTGATACGCCTCGCCCTGACATCTGACCGGGTTAAACATCAATACCAGACGTGGATTCTCTCCGGCCAGTATGCCCTCAATGGCGTTGAATGTTTCATCTGGTACGCCGGATGCCTCCGTAATGACCACCATCGAATGCGGACTATTGTACCCGGTCCACGACTCTTGCTTGTTTTTATTGGAAACAAATCCGATCAGGAACCAGTTCGGATTCCCCGGCATAATAACCCGGTGGGTCTGCACATCTCCACCGAGTGGGATTCTGGCGTTTTTGTGGATGGCCGAAATTTCGGCCATCATGATAGACTCGACTTGCCTATCGGTGGGAGCGGTCTCGATTACCTTCGATGGCATGTTATTGTAGAGGTAGCAGAGCGAACCAACCGCCGCAACAAAATCTTTGCCGCGACGATGGCAGGACCTAACCGATGTTCTGCGGTTTAACTGGATGGATTCGAGTATTCGGCGCTGGGTGCGGTCAAGACGCACATTAAGCGCATCGCGCGCGAATTTGTTCCAGTCGGCCTTGTACTGCTCTATGCCGGAGGTGTCGATCAAGATTTGACATTCTTCTGTTCTTCGTGCATCGCCACCCACTCGGCGTATGTCGATGGGGTCCCGACTGTGCCAGAGTGCTCATGCTTTTCGGGTGCGTCCAAACCCAAAAACTTTGCCCGCCTGGCCTGAATTTTTAGCAGCGTCTCTATGGCCTTTTCATCGCCCTTATTTACCCTGGCCATAACATGCAGAGTAGCCACATCCAGGCGCTGCAATTCAATAGCAAGCACCTGTTCAGCCTGCTCATTCGTGGTCTTGGCTATGCGGGCCAGGGCCCGGGTGACCGCCTTGTATGATGCCGGCGCAGATATCCCAAGCACCTCGGCAATTTTGGCATAAGACGCCCCTGCCCGGCGCAGGTTAAGCGCCTCCTGCTCGCGCTCCCGGGCATTTACCATGCGGCGCGATGTAGTGGAAATATTCATATTAACCTATTAGCATTAACTGAGTTAGAGCGGACGGGTCGGATTCGAACCGCCTGTTTCGGCACTGGAGGCGCCGCCCGTTTCCAACTTCGGCTCATCCGCATTATTTTTCTTTGGATATGGTTTTGCAAGTAATAATATTTGATTTTTTATTTCATCGTTAATAGGATACAAATATCTGTATTTGTTTAATTGTTTAATAACCACACATTGCTCAGGCTTAAAGCATTTCCTTAAATTTCCAAATTCTTTATTAAATCCTTTTTTGTTTACTTGTCTTTGATGCAATATTTTACCATCAGGTGTCTTATATTTTGGTGTTGATTTAGCAATTCCAGAATATATCCATCCTCCTGCTTGGTATATTATCCCCAAATGTCCCTCGTTAGCATCAGCAAATGATATTATTAATTTTAACTTTACATATTGTTTTTTGATTAACTTTATAGCTATAGAAACGATCCTGCTTACAGGAGTATCGTGTTTATTTAACGCAACTCTTTGTAATTCTGTTACTTCTTCATATTTTAAGCTATATGGTTTAGCTAAATTATTGTTTGTTCCATGCCCAAAAATTATAGCGCCTATAAAAATATTATTTTCCCATACCCCAATTTTAGCAAGCGGTGGCAGTGGGAGTGTTTTTGAATAATGCCAATGCTCGCAGGCATATTTAGCAGCTTCGTGAGAACACCAATCAAGCCTCAAATTCATGTCCACACTCTGGGCAAATTATTTTTTTCTTTTCATCTATGCGTCCTTGTTCTTCAATCCTAACAGGATCAAATATCGGTGGAATTACCCCGGCCTCTTTAGCCATATCCGCCAAAAACTGCTGCACATCCGGGTTTGTCGTCTGCACCTCTCTAAGCAGCGCGTCCACCTTTTCGGCGTCGGTCTCAGCCAGCGCGGCGGTTGCGTCCAGTGATAGCAGAGCCTGTGCCTCCTCGGCTTCGCTCAGATCAACCTGAATATACGGCACTTCGGCATCTTCATTGTCCAGCGCCTGCCATACT